CCATTGCGGCGCTGCAGGAGGCCGGCGGCAAGCTGTCGCGCGACATGATCCGGGCGAGCTACCGGGCGTTCAGACAGGAGTGCTACTTTGTGATCGAGCTGATCCGGCAGTTTTACGACGTGGAGCGCGAGTTCCGCATACTGGGCGACAACGGCGGCGAGGAGTATGTGCGCTACAGCAACGCGGGCATTAAGCCGGGCGGCGAGGTGGACGAGTACGGCGTGGTGACGAGCGGGCGCATGCCTATTTTCGACATCAAGGTGCGTGCGCACAAGGCGAGCGGCTTCAGCCGGCTGAGTCAAAACGAGCTGGCCAAGGAGTTTTACAGCGCCGGATTTTTTAATCCGGAGAACGCGACGCAGGCGCTGATGTGCATCGACATGATGGACTTCGAGGGCAAGGACGAGCTGGAGCGCAAGATCGCGCAGAACGGCACGCTGTACGAGCAGATGCAGATGATGCAGCAGCAGATGGCGCAGATGGCGGCGATCATAGACCAGACGCAGGGCACGAACCTGACTGCGGCGATGGGCGGCCAGATTGCGGGCGGCCAGCAGGGCGCGGGATTCTCGGGAAGCGGCTACGAAGCGCCCAACAACATAGGCGGCTACGCGGCGACGCCGGGCGACAACAGCATGGCGGCGCAGTCCAGACGGCGCGCGGCGACAGAGGCGACGCCGGGAGAAGGAGAAAAGTGATGACGACGATCGTGTACACGCGCGACATGACGAAGGCGCGCATCACGGCGAACGGGCATCAGGACAATCCGGTGATGTGCGCGGGCATAAGCGCCATGATGTGCGCGCTGGTCAACGGTCTGGACGATGACGATCTGATAGACGGCGAGATCGAGCCGGGCGCTGTCGACGTGACGCTGCGCAGATCTCCGAGAGCGGACGCAATGTTCGATCTGACTGTGCGCGGCTTCAAGGCCATGCGCAACGAGTACAGTGACAAGCTGCGCGTGGTCAAGGGTGATTAGGTTCACGGGCGGGTGTGACGCGCATCCGCCCGATTTATGTATGCTGTATGTGACGCCGGGGAAAGACCCGAGAATTGACGCGCGGGAGAGACCGCAGGAGGACGCATGGACACGATGAGACTGTTTGCGCTGGACATATTCGACGGCGAAGGCGCTGAGGGCGCTGAGGGCGTCCAGACGGGCGCTGAGCAGCAGAGCGACGAGAACGGCAGGCGGCGGGCGGAGTTTGACGAGTACATCAAGGCCAACAAAGACCTGTATGGCGAGCGGTTTGAGCGCGAGCTGGGAAGGCGCATGAAGGGCGTGACCGGCGAGCGGGATCGACTCAAGGGCGACAACGAACGCTATGCCAGGATGGCCGAGACGCTGACGCTGAAGTACGGCACGGCGGCGGGCGACATGGACGCGCTGGAAGCTGCGATCAACAACGACAAGGCGGCGCTTGAGGAACAGGCGGCCGAGGCGGGGCTTACGCCGGAGCAGCTGATGAATATGCGCAGGCTGGAGGCTGAGAACAGCCGGTTTAAGGCGGCGGCCGAGGCGCAGGAGCGCGAAGCCGAGCGTGAACGTGTCCTGCAAAAGTGGAACGAGGAAGCAGAGGCCATAAAGGCCGTGTACGAGGGATTTGACCTTGAAACAGAGGCACAGAATCCCGACTTTACGCAGCTGCTGGGCGCGGGCGTGCCGATGAAACTGGCGTATGAGACGATCCATCACGACGAGATCGTGGGCGGGAGCATGCAGTACGCGGTGCAGCGCACTGAAAAGCGCGTGATCGACTCTGTGCGGGCGAACGGCCTGCGCGCTGTCGAGGGCGCGGGCGCGAACACGGCGGCGGCGACATACACGACGGACATCAACAAGCTGACGAAGCAGCAGTGCGAGGACATGGAGCGCCGGGCGATGCGCGGCGAGAGAATCACACTGGCGTGATCTGACAAAATGTCGATCACGTCACGACCACAGGAGGCAATGACATGATTGACAAGATTTTTAACCTGAGCATTTTCTTCGCGGAGGTGCTGAACAAGACGACCAGCACGGGCAGCGGCATGGATCTGTCCGCTGAAATGAAGACGTATTACGAGAAGCGTCTGATCGAGCTGGCCGAGCCTGAGCTGATCCATGACCAGTTCGGCGACAAATACCCGATCCCCAAGGGCAACGGCAAGTCCATCGAGTTCCGCAAATTCAGCTCGCTGGCCAAGGCGACGACGGCGCTGACTGAAGGCGTAAGCCCGGACGGCAAGAACCTGAACGTGACGGCCATGACGGCGACCGTCAACCAGTACGGCGACGTTGTGCGCCTGACCGACATGCTGGAGATGACGGCCATCGACCCGATCCAGGTGCAGGCCATGAAGGCCATCGCGTCTCAGGCCGGCAGGACGCTGGACACCATCACGCGCGAGACGCTGAACGCCGGCACGAACGTGCTGTTTGCGCCCAGCGTATCCGGAAGCACTGTGACGGCGACGGCTGCGCGAGCCAACATCACCGACAAGTGCCTGCTGCGCGTGGATGACATTCGCCGCGCTGTGCTCCAGCTGAGGCGCTACAACGCGCCCAAGATCGACGGCAGCTATGTGGCCATCGTACATCCCGACGTAGCCAACGACCTGCGCAGCGACAAGGACAACTGGATCGACGTTGTCAAGTACAAGGATCCCGAGAAGATCTACAACGGCGAGATCGGCACGATCGGCGGCTGCCGCATCATCGAGAACACCGAGGCGAAGATCTTCACGGCGGCGGGCGCGTCTTCCGGCGACACGGGCTCGCGCAAGTACAACGTCTATTCGACGCTTGTGTTTGGCGCCGGCGCGTATGCCGTGACCGAGGTGACCGGCGGCGGCCTGCAGTACTACTCAAAGCAGAAGGGCAGCGCCGGCACGGCTGACCCCATCGACCAGCGCTCGACCGTCGGCTGGAAGGCGATCAAGGTTGCCAAGATCCTCGTGCAGGAGTACATGGTGCGCATCGAATCCAGCTCCGCGAACGAGAGCACTGCCGTCGCCAACTGATAACAGGAGGCAATAGATATGGCTGAGAGCAAGGGCGACAAGCCCAAGATGAAGAAGATCAGACTGTTCCGCGACAACGGCGAATACAAAGACGATCTGTTTGTGTCCGTGAACGGGCACTCATTTCTGATCAAGCGCGGCGTTGAGGTTGAAGTCCCCGACTACATCGCGCAGGTGATCGAGGACGCGGAGGCGCAGAACAACAAGGCGCTGGAGTACATGGCGTCTGTGGCCGACGCGGAATAATCAAACAGGACGAAGGCAGGGCGGGGACGCTCTGCCTTTTTGCATGGAGGGCGAAAGCATGACGATCAAAAAGATCATCGAGCTGGTTGACCGGCAGAAGCCCAATCAGTACGACGAAGCGGACAAAATACACTGGCTGAGCCAGATGGATTACATGGTGTTCCGCGAGGTCATTTCTACGCACGAGGGCGGCGCGGAGAGCTTTGACGGCTACACGGCGGCGGACGCTGAAAAGCAGGTGCTGGGCGGCGACGAATTTGCGGATATGTACGTCAAGTGGCTGTACGCCATGATCGACTTTGCCAATCAGGAGATCGACCGGTACACGAACAGCATGGTGATGTTCAACGCGCTCTACGCCGACTTTTGCAACGCTTACAACAGGGCGCATATGCCCAGGAAGGTTTATGTGAGCGGCTGCGGCGGGAGGATTGAGCGATGAAACTGCCGGATCTCAACAGCATATCGAGGAACGCCGACTATTCGATCGAGTTCAAGGGACTCAATCACAATATGTACGTCGGCGAGAATCAGTTTTACTGGATGGAGAATCTGTGCGCGACCAACTATCCGGTCATGACCCCGAGGGCGGCGCGCGCGGCTGTGCGCACGATCAGCGGCGCGCAGGGCATATATGCGCGCGGAAAGCTGTGCTGGTGCGCGGGCAACAAATTCTACTACGGCGGCAGCGAGATATGCGCTGTGAGCGCAGGCGAGAAGCAGTTTGTGGGCATGGGCGCGTATGTCATCATATTTCCGGACGGCATCATGTACAACACCGTAAGCGGCGCCGTCTCCCCCATGGCTGCGAGCTGGACGCAGAGCGCGGCGGCGACGATCAAAATATGCCGATACGATGGGAGCGACTACGGCAAGGTGACCGAGGGCGCGACGGCTCCGTCCAACCCGGCGGCGGGCGACTACTGGCTGGACACGAGCGGCGCGAACAATGCGCTGCGCGTATACTCAAACGGCGTGTGGCAGGCCGTGACGACCAGCTATGCGCGCATCAGCTCGACCGGCATAGGCGCGCCGTTCAAAACGGGCGACAGCGTGGCCATATCGGGCGCTGGCAGCGAGATAGACGGCACGCACGAGATCGCAGACAAGGCCGACGGCTATATTGTCATCACGGCGAACCCGGCGAAGAGCGCGACGATCGCATCGGGCATGACGGTGAAGCGCGGCGTGCCTCAGATGGATTTTGTGTGCGAGCTGAACAACCGGCTGTGGGGCTGTTCGAGCGCAAAGCACGAGATATACTGCTGCAAGCTGGGAGACCCGGGCAACTGGAACAAGCTGGGCACGGGCGCAGGCGACGCATGGGCGGCAACTGTGGGCAGCGACGGCGACTTTACAGGCGCGTGTTCGTTCGGCGGGAGCGTGTTCTTCTGGAAGGAGGACTGCGTCCACAAGGTGATGGGCACAAAGCCCGGCAATTTCCAGATTGTCGACAGCCCGATACGCGGCGTGCAGAAGGGCAGCGAGAAGAGCCTGTGCGTTGTGAACGAGAGCCTGATGTATAAGAGCCGCGACTGCGTGTGCGTCTATGACAACGGCACGCCCATCAGCGTGAGCGACGGGCTGGGCACGGGCAGCTACTACAACGCTTCGGCGGGCGTGTGCGGCGACCGATACTACATCAGCATGCAGGACGAGGACGGCGCGTGGCACATGTTTGTGTTCAACGAGGCCAAGGGGATGTGGCATCGCGAGGACGCGACGCACGCAAAGGCCTTCGCGGCGCTCAATGGACAGCTCTACTTCCTCACGGACGGCGACAAAATCATGGCCGTGCGCGGCAGGGACGAAATCGGCGCGACGATTGAGCAGGCGTTTGACTGGTACGCAGAGACCGGCGACATGATGGTTGAGATGGCCGACAACAAATACGTCTGCCGGATCAAGATCAGAGCCAGCGTGGACACGGGCGCGACACTGAAAATCGAGGCGCAGTACGACTCAAGCGGGCAGTGGAAGACCATATACAGCCGGGGCGCGAGCACGAAGGCCAGCTTTACCGTGCCGCTTGTACCGATGCGCTGCGACCATGTGCGCCTGCGCATCAGCGGACACGGCAGGAGCGCCGTATACGCGATCGGCAAGGAGACGTCGAGAGGAAGTGAGCTGTAATGGCAGGACTTGATCTGCCCAAGATCAACTTTACGGCGAACGATCTGGACGACGAGCGCCAGCGGCGAAAGATCATGGGCTGGCTGTACAAGCTGACCGAGCAGCTTGAGTTTGCGCTGAACAATCTGGACGAGGACAACCTGAGCGACACACTGACGGACGTAATCAACAGCAAGGCGGGCGCAGAGTCGCTGAGCGAGCTGGGCGACAGCGTGAAGAGAGTCTCGACAGAGGTGCGGCAAAACGCGGAGGAGATCGCGCTCAAGGCCTCCAGCGAGACGGTGAACGCGCTGGGCGAGCAGGTGGGAAAGAACACGGCGGCCATTGCGCTCACGCCGGAGAAGATCAGCGCGGCTGTGAACGGGATGCAGATCGGCGGGACGAACCTCGTCCTGCATACCGACACGATCAACGGCGACAAGACGGTGGCGTTTGGCGCGCCTGCGGCTGGATCGACTACGGTATACGATACCTATGACGGCGCGGAATACGCCGCGCAGCACGCCATACGCGTTGATTTCACGACCGGCGGGACTGGCGCGAATATCTTCTGGTTCCCGAGCTACTCTCCAGAGCTGATCACCGGCAGGACGTACACCTGGCAGATCAAGGCGTACATTGCCGACAAGGCTGCCGGGCTGGATGTAGACATGGGCTTGGAGGCCGGGGGGCTGGCCACAAAGCACCTGACGTGGCAGTGGGCGACGTACAGCCATACGTTCGTGTACGATGCTTCGAGCACATACAAGGCGTTCCACATCAACGGCGCGTTTGCCGCTGGGGATAAGCTGTTTATCGCCGACTTCAAGATCGAGGATGGCGACAAGGCGACTGCGTGGACGAGGCATCCAGACGAGCAGAACAAGGTGCAGATTGGCTCGAGCATCCTGATGGACGCGGAGCACACAGAGATCAACACACCGTATCTGCACGTCGATGTGTCCGGCGCAGACGGCGATATGCACATCGACGAGAACGGCATATCGGCGGGCACGGCGACGTTTAACACGATAAACTGTCCGGGGATTGTGAAGCGCGTAGCCGGACGCAATATCACGATCACCACGCCGAGCGGCTTGCAGGCCGAATTTGACCGGCTCAGCGGCGGCATGGTGGACGGCAGCGAGACGATCACGCTGGCGTGCGACCAGTACGGCGACGTGATGCTGCGGGGAATGTATGGTAACAACACGGCGCTGGAGATCGTTGGCGGCTATGCGATCAACGGCAGTGTGACCGTTGTAGACTGCCATGCGAAGAAGATCAACTTTGACGGCGTGACAATCAACAGCACGGCAAAAGACGCAGTTGCGATTTATGACAGCGCATGGGTGCGGATTGGAAGCTGCACGATCAACACGTCCTCGGAGTACAACGGCATTGTTAACTACGGCGGGTCAATCGTCATGGCATACAACACAGGCATATACAATGCCGCAAACGCGCTGAACATAGAATGGGGCGGACGGCTGGATTTCCTCGATCTGAAGGGCACGTCCACCACATATCTGTGGGCGAAGGGCTGCGTGGTGACCGGCAACGGCTCAAGGCCGAGCGGCAATTACGTCGGGCAGAATGTCATAAGCAACTGGAGCGACATGGCGACGATTGCGGTCAACACCGGCAGCGGCGTAACGCCCCCGGCGGCAGCGACGACGACGAGCTTTGCGGCCAATGTGACCGGCACGTACTACCCGAGCGGGCACTGGATGAACGACAACACAATTCGTCAGGGTCACGAAGGCACGGGCAGCGGCGCGCGGCGCGATTACGGCTGTATGTGGTTCGACGCTGGAACGCTGGCAGGCAAGACGATCAAGAGCGCGACGTTGACGATTAAGCGCATATCCGGCAAGGGCAGAAGCGGCAGCGTCGCGCTGAAGCTGTGGACGACCACGCTGACCGGCAAGAGCGGCAAGCCGACCGACAGCCTTGTGTCGCTGGGCGAGATCGGGACGATTGCCAACGGCGAGACGGCGACGTTTAATGTGCCGGTGAGCGCGATCAGTGTAATTGCGGCCGGCGGCGGGCTGGTCTTGTACACCGAAGAGACGAGCAATGCCAGCGGCAAGACGTACAGCCAGAACTACGCGCACTTTGAGGGCGTGGGCGGCGGTGCGCCGGTGCTGACGGTGACGTATCAGTAAGCCGAGGGCTATGGGGCGGTGTGACGGACACCGTCCCTTTTTTGCTATGATGGACGCAAGAGGTGATGATGATGGCGAACATTACGAACAACGCGCTCAACCAGGCGGCGAAGAAGTTTGGAGTAAGCGCAAAGAAAAAACCGGAAGATCCACTGAAGTACATCAGAGAGAGGAACGCGGCTGCAACGCCCGTGAAGAACGCCGTGCAGACGAGCGCAAAGCAGACCGGCACAGCGTCTCCGAGCGCGAAGCCCAGCACGGGAAGCGCAGCGCCTGTGACCGAGGCGACGACGGCGATGGGCGTGACCTACAATCCGATGACGACAACGCCGAGCGCGGCTGATCTCAAGCAGATCGAGGGCAATATGCCCACTTACAAGCAGAGCCAGGCGCTGACCGATGCGCTGGCCGAGCTGAACAGCTGGCGCGGCTCGAAGCCGGGCGAATACCAGAGCCCGTATGCGTCTCAGATCGAATCGCTCTACAACAAGGTGTCGAACCCCGAGAAATTCAGCTATGACCCGAACGCCGATCCGCTGTACCAGATGTATGCGGACAGATACGGCCAGAGCGCGCGGCGCAGCATGAACGACACGATGGCCGACGCGGCGGCTCTGACAGGCGGATACGGCAACAGTTACGCTCAGGCCGTGGCGCAGCAGGCCTACGACGAGCAGATGCAGGGACTCAACGACGCGCTGCCCACACTCTACAATCAGGCCTACGGCGAATACACCGACCGGCAGAACCAGCTCCTCAACCAGCTCAAGACGGCGCAGGGCATGGAGGATACGGCCTACAACCGATACAGAGACACCGTGGGCGACTACTACACGGGGCTGGACGCGCTGACCAAGGCGGCGAACGACCTGTACGAGCGCGAATACGGCCAGTATACCGACGCGCTGAAGCAGGCCAACACCAACCGCGACTACTACCTGACCAAGGCGGCGAGCGAGGCGGTTTCTTCCGGCGGCAGCGGCGGACGGCGCAGATCGAGCGGCGGGACGGGCAGCGCGCAGAGCGCAAACTACAAGAGCATACTCAAGGTGGCGCAGGACATGGACGAGGACGCCGCGTACGGCTACGTTGCGCGCATGGCCGATCAGGGCTATCTGACCAACGAGGAGGCCGACAGGATGCTGAGCATGAATCTGGGCGTGGATGTGGCGAAGCACGTCACGAGCGGAAACGGCGGAACCGGCAGAGTGAACGCGCCGACAGGCGCGCTGTCCTCGCTGGTCAATCGGCTGACGGGCAGCAAGAGCACGGCGCAGAAAACGCCGAGCGCAAGCAGCAGGAACAAAACGACCGGCAGCCAGAACAAAACGACCAGCAAGCCGAATAACGCCAAGAAATCCGAGACCGAGAAGACGAAATTCAATCGGAGGTGACGCGCGTGTCTTTTGAAGACTACGGAAGGAAAAAATACAGCGGGCAGAGCTCGAACGAGCAGAGCTTTACAGACTACGCCAGAGGCCGATACGGCACTGAGCGCGGCGACGCCTATGCGGCCTCGCAGAAGAGCAAGGAGCAGATCAGCAGCGCGCTGAACAGCTTTGTAGACGGATACAAGCGCAGACGCGCCGAGGAGGACGCGGCGCTCGAAGCGGCCAAGGCGGCCGAAAAGGAAAGAAAGCGGCAGGAGGAGCTTGTCAAATACGGCGTCAAAAAGGCGGGAAGCGTTACCGGCAGCCTTTCCGCAATCGCGAGCGCGGCGGAAGCGCTCGAAAGAAGGCTGAATCCGCAAAGGAGCACGCCGGAGAACGCGGCGCGCGTGCTTGAAAACAAGAGGCGCGAGACGAGCCAGATCATGCCGAATGGATCGTTTGGCAAAACGGCCATACCTTACAGCGACAGAGAGCGCGTGCCGGCGAAGGCCGTTGAGACTGTACAGCCGGAAGAGACGCATACGGGCGCGAGAAAACAGCGCAGGCAGAAGGGCAGCATACAGAGCATGGACAGGCGGCTCAATACGCTCAGGCCGGTCGTTTCGCCGATGATCGAGACCGGCGCGCAGGAGGAGACGCAGAACAGCCCGCGCACTGTGGATCTCGACAATCTGCTTGCGCGCGGCGCATACGCGAACAATAACCGCCTGCAGCGGGAGGCGGACAAGTGGATATCGACCGCGTCAAAGGGCGCGAAGCGCGCCGCCAGACAGGAGGGCGACGAGCTGCTCTACATTGACGGCGCTGCTCAGGCCGAATATCTGCGGGCGAAGAAGGCGTATGACGACTATGTTGCCAAATACGACAGAATGCAGGGCCCGTTCCTCGACGGGAAGGGCAATCTGATCACGAACGACGACATAAATGCGCGCAAGGCTGAACTCAAGGCGGCCATGGACGCGGCCATGGATGCGGCGCGTGCGGAGCAGCGCCATGCGCTGGCCGGCGAATACAAGTGGCTGGCAAACCGGCCTGACTTCAAGGAGAATTTGCAGAACGGATACAGAAAGGAGGATCAGGTAGTCGAGACGACCGACGGAAGAATGGGCTTCAAATCCGAGGAGGCGCAGCTCATATACAACATGACGGGCGCTGAACGCCGGATACTGACCTATCTGCGCAACACGCAGGGCAAGGACGCGGCGAAGGACTATATTGCTGTGCTCAAGCCAGATCTTGAGAAGCGGGTGCACAGTGATATTGAAAAGAGATCTGTGGAGCTTGCGGAAAAGCACCCCGGCGTTGCGATCGTTGTTCGGACGGCGGCCAATCTTGACAACACGATTCGCGGTGGCGCGTACACACTCAAAAGCGCGGCGGCGAAGCTGTTGGGCATTGAAGGCGCAGAGATTGACCCCTACAGCCTGAGCTACACGGGCGGCACGGCGCGCAATGCGATACAGAACAACATCGGCGAGCGACTGAACAAGTATTTTGCGGACAACGAAGACGTCCAAAAATACCTGAGCAACATGGGCAGGAACCTCGGCGTGAAGGAGCTGAGCAGCGGCAAAGCTCCCCAATTTGTGTTTGATACAATTATGAGCGGCGTTGTCGACTCTACGGTGGCGGGCGTGATCGGCGCCGCAACCGGCTATACGGCTGTGAGCGCGGCGCTTGTCAGCGGCAGCGCTGTGGTGGACACGGCGCGGGAAATCAAGCTGCAGGGCGGAAGCGATGAGCGCGCTCTGGCGCTGGGTTCCGTGGCCGGATTGCTTGAATACGCTACGGAGAAGATCGGCTTTGACCGGCTGGCCGACATGATAACAAAGGGCGGCAAGGGCGGCATACGCGCTCTGTTCTCCAACATGGCGAGCGAATACATGGAAGAAGGCGGAAGCTCGATAGGCAACTATCTGGCCGAGTGGGCGGCAGACGCGATTGAAGGCGTGAATATGTCCACATTCCGCCAGACGCGGCAGGCCTATATCAATGAGGGCTTGAGCGAGGCCGACGCGACACGCAGGACATGGGTGGACTTTGCCGTGCAGGTCAATCGTGACGGCATGGGCGGCGCGCTGGGCGGCGCGATCATGGGCGGCGGCGCTCAGGTTGTGGGCAAGGTGTTCAACGCGGTGGCGCAGCACGAATTTGACAAAGCCGTCGCCAAGGCCGGCGAGGCCGGCGACATTGCGGCGAAGGCCTACAAGTTCAACGACGACGGTATGCTCCGGCGCGGCGATTACGACAAGGCGTTCGACACGATATGGGACGGCGCTGCAAACGGATTGACCCTTGAGCAGATCGAGCAGGCCGCGCCCGACATTATGGCGCTGCTGGATGACAAGCAGAAGCAGGGCATATTTGACGCGGCGAAGAACGACGCGAAGCAGAAAGCTGCGGCTGAACTCCAGAAAAAGACCGACAAGGAGTACAAAGCGCTGTTCGGCGAGGAGGACGCCAGGGCAGAGGCCGACAAGGGAAAACAGAAGGCCATGCAGGCCAACATGGACGACGGGAAAAGCGCGGACGAAGCGGCGAAAACGCCTGCCGTGCAGCGGCCTCAGACCCAAATTGCACAGATCGACGAGGCGGGCAAGCGGACGGAGAACACCGTTTTCGAGCGGAAGAACACAGAGACAGCAAAACAGGCACAGACTGAGCGGACAGAGACTCAGCCTGCGCGCGAGCATACCGTTGAGCAGCACGAGACGGCCGCAGAGCCGCCCGTGAGCCGCGATCAGACGAAGGGCGGGGAAATACTCGACCGCACGGAAGAAACGCGCCAGCGGGGCGCTGAGGCCGTCTCTGAGCGCGTGAGTGAGGAGAACCGAGGCGAGATCGAGGCGTATGTGACCGACCAGAAAAAGACGGCGAAGGGCGGCGTGAGGCGCAGCTACGCGGCGAAGAACCTGACGCGCGACCAGAAGGGGCAGATCCGCATACTGGACGAGATGGGACGGCACTACGGCGTTGAGATCGAAGTGGTTGACAGCATCGAGGGCGGCAAGGTGCAGGGCATGTACGACGGCGGCAACCGCATAAAGGTGGCACTCGACGCCGGAAACCAGGCCTATGTGCAGGTTGGCACACACGAGTTGGTGCATTACCTGAAGAACAGGGACGATGCCGGCTACCGCGTCGTTGAGAAGATGGTCGTTGACGAACTGAGCAAGGCCGAGGGCTTCAGTCTTGATGACGCGATTGCCGAGCGCCGCGCAGAATACGCTGCGCAGGACGTCATGATCGACGACAGCGCGGCCATAGAGGAAATCGTGGCTGAGGCGCTGCCGAGCATATGGGGCGACAAGCGCGCCGTAAACGCGTTTGTGTCGCAGAACAGAAGCCTTGCGCAGAAGGTGCGCGACTTTATCGTGGACTTTGTTGAGCGGCTCAAGCAGTACGCCGTGGACTACGCCGTCGATCAGGACAGGACGGAAATACTGGCGCTCCAGAGCCGTGAGCAGGACGCTGTGGGCACGCTGGAGCAGATTGCGCGCACGTTTGATCTGGCGCTGGAGAGCGCGCGGGAGAAGGCTGAGAACAGGACTGAGCAGACAGAGACTCAGCCTGCGCGCGAGCATACCACTGAGCAGCACGAGACGGCCACAGAGCAGACCGTGAGCCGAGACAAGGCGGAAGGCGATAAAACATCCGACCGCACGAAGGAAACGCGCAAGGGGGGCGTAAAGCGCGGCCACACGATGGATCAAAATTTCAAATTTGAGAGTAACATTCGCGTACTGGACATGATCGGCAAGCGCTACGGCTTTGAGTTTGAAACGTTTGACGCCACCGAAGCCAGCAATGTGCGGAGCACATATGACGGCGGCAGGCGCATAAAGGTGCCGATTTACTCTGATTACACTAATGGAGGATTTGAAGCCTATGTGCATGAAGGCACGCGCTGGCTGACGGAATACCTGAAGAACAAGAATGAGACTGGATACCGCGTCGTCGAAAAGATGGTGCTGGACGTGCTTGGCAAGGCCGAGGGCTCCAGCATTGAGAACGTGTTTGGCGTGGCCGAGGACTTCAGCCTTGAGGACGTGATCGCCAAGTGGCGCGCCAAATACGCTGCACAGGGCATCATGATTGATGACAGCGCGGCCATAGAGGAAATCGTGGCCGATGTGCTCCCGACCATCTGGAGTGATGAGTCCGTTTTATCGAAAATTTTGTTGAATGGTAGAGAGTATACGCATGATAAACACAGCTTCCGTGATTTAGCGCTCGCTGTTTTGCGCCTCAATGATCAATATTCGTATATGCAAAGGGCACCTGAGATTAGAGTGATGGCTAAAAGCGGTGGGGAGAATAATACGCTTAGTCGAATCGCGTACGCGTTTGATGCGGCGATGAAGGAAGCACTGGAGAAGGAGCAGAGCGGCGGACAGACGGCGCACAGTCTGCGCCGAGACACCTTTGGCCTGAGCAAGAAGGAATTTGCACAGTTCTACGATAAGATCGCCGAGATCAAGATTGAGAAGAACCCTCAATTCCAGAACGCGCCGGACGGAAGCTATATATTTGACATTGAGAACAAACTGGTGTATACTGACGGCGACTGGGATAATCCGACGATTCGACGCGTTGTGTCGTTTGATCTGACGGATGGAACCATGCTTGATGGTGCAAAACAGCTGTTTACAGAACTTGAAACAGGAGGTGTTGATTATGACGGGATCCGAGAGCTTCTGGCAGATGTGTGCGGAGAGGAAATTGTCAGTGTCAGATATAAAGATGTGCGCGGCACGGCTGAAGGGCAAGACGGGAGAAGAACGCGAAAAGACGCTGGCCGAGCTGGCCGAGATAATAGAACAGACCTGCCCTCTGAGGGAAAAAGAAAGTACGCGCTGAGAAAGAGCGTCGAGCAGATCGAGGATCTGGTGGCCGTCCACAACACGACGGCGGACAAGCTGAAAAAGACGCTCGATCTGGGCGGCTTCCCGATGCCCAGCATCGCCGTGACGAAAACCGGCATTGTCCATTCGAACTTTGGCGAGATCACGCTGGTATTCGGGCGCGAGACCGTCGACCCGAAGGCAGATAAGCGCAACAAGGTGTACTCCGCCGACGCGTGGACGCCGACCGTGCCGCGGACTGAGTATGAGGCCAATGCGAAAGCGCAGACGCGCATCAGCGAGAAGCTGAGGGCGCTGCAAGGCCAGATACCGGCGGACTACCGCGGCTATCTGGCGCAGTATACGCAGCTCGACGATCTGCTCAACCGCTACGGCGGGCAGGAAGGCATCGTCGAAAAGGCGCTCTCCGACAGCGCCATGCGCGCGGCCTACGTGGCCGACATGGGCGGCGACGTGTCGATGGAGAAAAAGACCGTTACCGAGGGCGGCGTCAGCGCTGAACGAGCAGACCTGTACAGGCGAACGCTCCAACTGTTTGACAACGATGTTGACAAGATGATGCACACGCCGATCAATCAACTCAGCACCGTGCCCGGGATCGGCGATGTGTGGCCGAGTGTGATTACGCATAACGCAAATCGTCTGAGCCGTGCGATTTCCATGACAGCCGACTTTGCGCGCGGCAAGCTCGACGAGCGAACCGTTGAGGTGAGCGACGCAGCCGCTACGAACGCCAAGATCGATCGCCAGATTGACGATGGCAAATATAAGGCATGGCTGAACGAGCTGTTTGGCGGCGCTGTGGGCAGCGAGGGCATCTATAATAACAAGGAACTCTACACGCCCAGCGGCAACCGGCGCAGCTTTGCAGCAACGCACTCCCCCGTCACGGTCGAGAACATCGTCAAGGCGATGGCCGGGCAGAACGGCGGCAACAGCAAAAACGTCGGTGGCTTTCATGGCGTCAAGACGCTGCGCGCGGCAACCGCCGAGACCTTCAAGAGCGTGGATGAGATGCACAAGCGCTCTGAGCGCCTGCAAAACATGACGCAGGAAGAGGCCGACGCGCTGACGGACGCGCTGAACACCCGACTGAACGACATCATGGGCGACATTGTGGGGGGCACGGAATCCACCTATAACTCGCTCATGAAGATGAGTCAGGCCGGCGAAATCCTTGTCGAGATCGCCGAGACGAAATACAGCGCGCAGTCGATCCGGGACACTTTGGCCAGATACCAGATGCCCGTCAGCGAGGCGCTTGCAGAGCGCATCAAGGCGCTGCTGGACGACACGCGCGAAATGCCGGTCAACCTCTACGAGGCCAAGCCGCAGCGCGCGGTCGGCTTTGACGAGATCAAAGCAGCCATTGTGCCGAACGATATGGACGCCAGTCTCATGGCGCGGCTGAGCAAAGTCACCGGGCAGATATTGACCTATCCGGCGGGCGATGATGCGGAACGCATGAGGCTCAGGGATAGTGTTGAGGGCGTGAAATTCAGCCTGAAGAGCGAGAGCGCGAACAAGGTCGACATGGATCAGACGCTGCGCGCGGGTGACAACAGCGTGGCCGAACAGACGAAAACGCAGGATCAGACCCGCCATGAGCCGGTGCCCGTGACCGACGAGATGCGGCAGTGGGCGGACAAACGCGCCGGGCAGATCATACGCGAGTACAGATCGACCATAGATGCAGATTCCGTGAAAGCGGACGTTGCCAGGCTGGTGAGCGAGCTGGCCGAGCACGGCGCGAGCAGCGACGCGCTGAACGCGGCTGTGAACATGGCCAAGGGCATCATCGAGAAGAGCAGCCGCCTGGACAACACGCTGCGCGATCAGTACAAGGATCTGCGCAGGCAGATGCGCGAGACGGCGATCACGCTGACCGATACGCAAAAGCAGGAAGCCGCGAACATCACGGGCAGCTATGGCCGATACAGGCAGAGCCTTATGGGCAGTGTAAAGATTGTCAACGAGGGCGGCACGCCGCTTGACGTGATGTGGATGGAATGGGGCGGGCAGCATCCTGAGCTGTTTACGCCGGGCTTGAACGAGGGCGACCAGGTGGCGCGACTGGCTGAGATCAAGACGATGTTCGAGCCGAAATATGTCAACGAGTACGGCGAGCATCTGGACGCGGCGGCGGCCGATCTGGGCATGAGCCTGTACTCCGAAGCGCTCCGCATGGTCGGCGACGCTGCGCGGGCGCAGCAGGTGACAAAAGACAGAAACGACATGCGCAGCCGATACAGCAAGGCGACGCGAGAGGCGCTCCAGAAGGTCAGAAACGAGCAGGTTGCGCGGTTCAAGGCCATTGCGGGCGAGCTTCAGGCGGCGCGTCAGGCCGGCGACAGAGCGCGGCAGGACGCGATTATGAACGACTACAGAGCCAACATGCGGCGCGCGGGCATGCAGCAGGTTGAGGCCGAGGCGCGCAGCGCGTACAGGGCGCAGTTTGAGGACGCGGCGGCATGGCGCAAGGCGCATGAGCGCACGATCAAATATGCGAGGACGCTGAGGCAGGAGCTGGCCAAGCCGACGAAGCAGAAGCACATTCCCGCGGGGCTTGAGAAGCCCGTGCTGGACGTGCTTAACCGCATAGACATGAGCGCGACGGGACGCGACACTCAGGGCGCGCGCCAGTGGCGGGACAGCCTTGAAAGCATTGCGAAATGGCTGGACGAGCAGGACAGACTCCAGACGAACGCGCTGGACGAGAGCCAGAGCGCATCTGAAGGCCATGAAGGCGTGTGGATGGCGATATGCGGGCGCAACATTCAGGATCTGCGCGCGGCGATCAATGTCGTGAGCGGAACGAACGGGCGCGTCGCAAGCATGTCCCTTCAGGAGATCAACGCGCTGAGCAACGCCATGAGCGTCATCAATCACAGCGTCAATTCGATCAACGAGACGTGGACGCTGAGCCGGAACGAGACGCTGAACCAGCTGGGCGACAGAAGTGTCAGCGAGATGCAGAAGAAGCGCACAAACCGGGCGCAGGACAGCAAGATTCCGATGCTGCGCGAGCTGGACACGCTGCTCAACGTGGATCAGCTGGACGCGGTGAGCTTCTTCGAGCGGCTGGGCGATGTGGGCGGCGACGTGGCTGAGAGCCTGACAGCCGGCCAGAGCAAGGCCTATGAACGCGTGCGCGAGGCGGCAGACGCTTCCCGCGAAATATTTGCCATAGACGGCGTGAAGGACGAGCGCAAGCGGCGCGAGATGATCCGCGGATGGCGCAGGGAGCAGCATACATTTACGCTGACGCGCGGAACGACGACACAGGACGTGACCATGAGCGGAACGCAGCTCATGGAGCTGTACGCGCTTAGCAAGCGCGAGCAGGCGCTCAAGCACATACTCTCCGGCGGCATACGCATAGCCGGGCAGGAAGGCAAGACGGGCGACGTGTACAACTATCAGGTGACGCAGGAGCAGCTTGACCATATGCTGGGCGAGCTGACGCCGGAGCAGAAGCAGGTGGTTGACCGCATGCAGGCCTATCTGAGCGGCGACGTGGCCGGATGGGGCAACGAAGTGACCATGGAGATGTATCTCTACAAGGCCTTCAACGAGAAGAACTACTGGCCGATCAAGAGCGACACCGACTATAAGCGCACAAGGGAACAGGACGGCAGCGTCATGTACAATGCGCTCTTGAACGCGAGCTGGACGAAGGCCGTGGTGGACAAGCCGAGCAACCCGATAACCATAGGCGACGCGATCGAGACGTTTGCCGGCCATGTGTCAGACATGGCGACCTACAGCGGGCTGGCGATGCCGGTTGACGATCTGCTGAAATGGTACAACTACCAGAGCCGCGACGAGAACGGCAAGGCCGACTACAACGGCAGCGTGAAGAAGGAGATCCGGCGCACGATCGGCGCGGTTGGAACGCAGTACATACAGCGCCTGATGGACGATCTGAACGGCATGGGACGCAGATCCTATGAGAGCGATCTGATAGGCAAGGCGATATCCAACTACAAGCGCGCCGCGATCATGGCCAAACTGCGCGTGGTGATCCAGCAGCCGACCGCGATACTTCGCGCGAGCGCGCTGATAGACCCCAAGTACTTCAGCGGCATGACGCGCGGCATAGGCAAGAACGCGATCGCTGAAATGCAGGAGCACAGCGGCCTTGCATGGTGGAAATCCAACGGCAACTACGAGATCGGCACGGGCGCGAGCATGAAGAGCATCATAACTGGCATGCAGGACACGGCGCGAGAAGCCATCGGCGAAAAGCTGGGCGCGCCTGCCGGCATGGCGGACGATCTGGGCTGGGTGTGCATATGGCAGGCAGTCAAGCGCGAGACCGAGGCGCGGCATCCGAACATGGAAGTGGGCAGCGACGCGTACTGGAACATCGTGAGAAACCGGTTTGAGGACGTGTGCATCAGGACGCAGGTTGTCGACACTGTGCTGACGCGAAGCCAGCTGATGCGCAGCAAGAGCCAGCTGATGAAGAGCGTGACCGCATTCATGAGCGAGCCGACGAAGAACTACAACCTGATCAGAAACGCCTTGAGCGCCGTGTACAACGCGAAAACGCCGGATGCAAGGAAGGCGGCCATTGGGACGCTGGCGCGCTCGGCGGCGGCCATTGCGGCGGCTCAGGCGCTCAACGCGGTTGTTACGGCGGCGCACGATATGCTCAAGTACTACGATCCCGACGACGAGGACGAGGACGGCGAGGAAATCACGCGCATTGACATGTTCGCAGACAACTGGTTCTCCGACATGATGGACGGCATAAACCCGCTTGCCAACATCCCAATCATCAAGGACGTGTACGCGCTCATGATGGGCGAGGACGTTGAGCGCATGGATCTGGCTGTGATCAGCGACGTGATTGACGCGATCAAGAAGCTCGACAACTACGTGACTGGCGGCAACACGCGCGGCCTGAACGCATGGGGCGCTGTTCGTCCGCTCCTCAAGGCGATCGGCGACGTGACCGGCCTGCCGGCGAGCGGCCTGATCGCCGATACCGAGCTGCTGCTGAACATCGTCTCCCCCGGCGTTACGCGCTCCATACAGCGCGAGAGCAACACGAGCGACGCGTATACCATGCTCTACCGCGCGCTGGCGGCTGGCGACGCGAAAAAGGCCGCGAGCCTGCGCGCAAAGCTGAAAGGCGGCGCGTTCGGCAAGACGCCCAAGAGCGACAAGGAGATTGACGCGGGCGTGCGCGACGTGCTGGCCATCAGCGACGACCGCATACGCAGGTGCTTCGAGATGAAGCAGCAGGGCGGCAACACAAAGGAGCTTGTCGCCCTCCAGAAGGAGATCGCGGCGGACGGCTTTACCATGGAGCAGGTCGTGGGCGCTGTGAACAACTACGCGCGCCTTGTTGGCAGAACCGTCAGAGACAACTATAAGGCGGCCTATCTCGTCAAGGACGAAAAGCAGATGAAGCTGTACGCGGATCAGGCGAAGTCGCTGGGCTATGACGATGACGACATTGCCGGCTGGGTGGCTGAGAAGGATCTGGACGAGCAGCTTTCCGGCGAGATGTACACCAAAGACGACATGATGAGCTACATCCGCAAGGGCACTGACGGCGACATCAAGGACGTGGTTGACTACAGAATCTCAGTCAGCAGCGCGGACAATCCTGAGCAGTCTGTGAGGAACGCCATAGCGTCTGAATTCAGGGACGAGTACATCGAGCTGTTCAACTCCGGCGATGCCGGCGGCGCGCAGAAGCTCAAGAACCGCCTGCTGGCGGCCGGGCTGAGTGAAAAGGCCATCGACGGCTGGGTGTACACGAACGACGGCCTGAAAGCCTATCTGATGGACGGGCAAGGCACGAAGGAGCAGGCGCAGGATATACTCGACTACAAGGTACGCTTCAGCGATGCGAAAAACCCCGAGGATTCCTCGGTGAACGCGCTCAAATCGTACAGAGACGAGTACATCGAGCTGGCGCGCAGCGACAAGAAAAAGGCCGAAGCCATGGCGAAGCGGCTGATCGATCTGGGACTCAGCGAGAGCCTGATCGACACCTGGAACGACGCGGCGAAGGAAGAGGAAAAGTGACGACAATGGCGGCGGGTGTGACCGACACACCTGCCGTCACTCTATAATGGCAGTGAGGGAGGGATGAGCATGATGAAACTCAATCCGAAATCATTTTCAGCTTGGCTTGAAAAGCAGGCCGGCGACAAGTGCGGCTACATTATGTGCGCCGTGGGACAGGATCCGAAGACACTGTCCGAGTGGTATTTTTCCGGCCAGTACAGCGGCAGGGCGCTGGAAAAGGCCAACTACTGGCGCGAGCACGCGCCGCGCGTGTTTGACTGCCAGGGGCTGGCAGACTGCTATGTGACCGAAAACGCCGGTCAGGGCTGGATCAACGTCCGCGCGCGGAACAACTACGCCGACTGGTGCGGCATCAAGGGCGAGGGCAAGATACCGGACGCGCGCAAGACCGAGGGCGCGGCTGTCTTCCGGCGCGGCGCGAAGTACATCGAGCACGTGGGCTTTCTGGTGCGGCCTGTCGATCCCGACAACCGCACGGGCGACTGGATCGTGGTCGAAGCCAAGGGCGTGTATTACGGCGTGGTCGAGACGAAGCTGAACAGCGGCAAGTGGAACCGCTGGGGCTGGATGACGAAATATTTTGACTACGCCGAGCAGCCGGAGACGGCCAAGGAGTACGGCGGGCGCAACCTCAGGCGCGGCCTGAGCGGCGCAGATGTGCGCGCATTGCAGGCCGATCTGATCACGCTGGGCTACTCGTGCGGGCGCTTTGGCGCGGACGGCGAATTCGGGCGGGCGACCGAGAGCGCGCTGAAGGCGTTCCAGCGAGACAACGGCCTGACCGTGGACGGCATCGCCGGGAAGAACACCTATGCCATGCTGGACAAACGCCTGCCGGAGAGCGGCGAGGCGGAGGAGGACGGCGAGAAGCCCGAGACTGTGACCATCGCGCCGGGCACATGGCACGTCAGGATGGAGCCGAGGTATACCGGCGCTGTGCTGGGCTATGTGCATGGCGGCGACGTGCTTGAGCGCGGCGAGTACGGATGGACTCCGGATAGCTGGCTGAACGTAAAGTATGCCGGAGAAAGCGCGTGGATCGGCGGGAAGGCGGTGGACAAATGATGGATGCGAAACTGATCTGGTCTAAGATACAGACGGCATTGACGTGTGTCGGAGGGGTGCTGGGGATGTTCCTGGGCGGCATGGACGGCCTGCTGATTGCGCTTATTGTGCTTATGGCGATCGACTATGTGACCGGCGTAGCCTGCGCAATCATCGAAAGGAAGCTCTCAAGCGCCGTGGGGTTCAAGGGCTTGTTTAAGAAAATACTGATTCTTGCGCTGGTGGGCGTGGCGAATATCCTTGACACCAAGGTATTGGGATCGAGCGGAGCAATTCGCGGCATGGTCATCTGCTTTTATGTGTCAAACGAGGGCGTGAGCGTCATCGAAAACGCGACAAGGATTGGCCTGCCCGTGCCCGAGAAGCTAAAGGAAATACTGGCGCAGCTGCACGAAAAAGGCGAAACAGTCAAAGCGACCGACAAGGCCGAGTAAGGGAGGGCGGGCACAATGGCAGGCATTTACAGGGAGTTTCCGGCGCTGGACGGCGTGCCCGCCTATATGATGGCGCGGCTGATCCTTGAGGCGCGCTTAAGCCCAAGGGACGTGCAGATCGCCGCGTCGCGCCTGATCTGGGCGATGGACTATGCCGACATCGGAGCGGCTGTGGGCATGGACAGGAGCGCCGTGTCCGAGCGCCTGCGGACGGCGATTGTGCCGAGAATGATGCGCGTGTGGCCGTGGATCAGCGGCGAGATGATCGCGGCAAAATAAGGGCTTGACAACGCGCGGCAAGTATGGTATAGTATGGACATGGATGCGGCTGTCATCTGCGTGGCTTGCCCCTCGCAGATGTGGATTCGAATAAAAACATACAGTTATTCTTTGTCGGGCTGATTTGCGCCGCATCCTAAGCGATGAAGCCGGAAAGAACCTCGTTCCGAAAGGACGGGGTTCTTTTGCTAGGTGGGCGCAAAAGGCGGGTTGATTGCAGGATGGGAGGCTGAGTTGAAGTGACTGAGAATGGCCGCGTATGCGTGGTTTGCGGGAAGGCGCTGACAGGGAAACAGGAGCGCTATTGCAGTAAACGATGCAAAAAGAAAGCGGAACATAACAGGGCGCGCGGCGAACAGCCTGACGCGAAGTATACAAAAGTATGCCCAACTTGCGGCCATACTTTTTTGACAGACAAGAAAAACAGGAAATTTTGCGGCGAAGAATGCGCTAAAGAGTGGAACAGAAACAGAACGAGAAACGCGCAAAGCAAGCGAGCGGAGAAGCCGGTTATAATATGCGCTGTGTGCGGAAAGAAATTCGAGGGGAACAGCGCGCAGGCGAAGTATTGCAGCAAAGAATGCCGTGCAGCGGCATGGGTTAAGTACAGGCGCGAAAAGCGCGCGGCGATGAGGGAAACGCTGGAAGGCCGGGAGAGGCAAGAAAAGACACCTCAAGAACCAATGACAAAGACATGTGCGATATGCGGGAATGAATTTGAGACGAGAAGTCATTGGACGAAGTATTGCAGCGACAAATGCAGAAGCAAAGCGGTTGTATTGGGCGCAAAGCGGTACAGGGAGAGACTGCTGGCAACGCCGGAAGGACGCGCAATAGATGCGCAGCGTCGCAAAAAATACGCGGAGACGCAGAGGGAGAAGCAAGGACGCAAGAAACGCCAGAGTGCAAAAGATAAAATTAAAAAATGCGCACATTGCGGCAAGGAATTTACAGGGAGAGGCGGCTCGAAATTTTGCAGCGATGAGTGCAGGAAAGCCGTAATAAATCAGGAAAGAGCCGCCGAGAAAAGCAAGCTGAACGGGCGCTTTTGCAAGGTTTGCGGGAAGGCGCTGACAGGACGGCAGCGCACGGTTTGCTCAAAGGAGTGTGAAGGCAGGCGGCACGCTGAAAAGGCGCAGCAGACGGCGATTAAACCCCAAAAGGCAGCAATGGAAAGTGTATCGAACGAGCGCATATGCAAGGTTTGCGGGAAGCCGCTCTCAGGACGGCAGAAGCGCTATTGCAGCGAAGAATGCCGGATGAAAGCAGCGTCGATTTGGGCGCTCGAAAATTATAAGCCCGTCAGGGGCAAGCAGGGATTATATAGGGAGCAGATATGCATAGACTGCGGGAAGCCGTTTTATGGGCATATAAGGCAAAAACGATGCCGCGTATGCCGAGAAGAGCATGAGCGCCGTTTGCATCAGGAGTCGGAAAGGAGGAGGAAGCTGGGGAAAACGCGGAAAATTGGAAGCACTGATATTTGTGAAATGTGTGGGAAACCGTACATAGTAATGAGCGGTATGCAGCGGTATTGCAAGAAATGCGCACCTATTGCTGTTGCGGAGAATATACGGTCGAAAGCACGGGAGCGCGTGGCCGAATATTACAAAGACGAAACGCACCGCGAAGAGAAGGCAGAGGCGCGGCGAATAAAGGTGTTTGACATTAAATCGTGCGACATATGCGGCCTGGTATTTGTGCCGCATGGAAATCAGGAGTACTGTTCAAAAAAATGCTCAGACGAAGCGCTGAAACGGTTGAATAGAACGTACTACGATAACGGGAAGAGATCGAGAAAAGAAAAGAAAGAAGTAATATTCAGGGAGTGCGCGATTTGCGGCAAGGAGTTTGCAATATCGAATCCGAATGAACGCTATTGCAGCGATGCGTGCAGAAAGGAAGGCCGAAAAGCGATTGATAAAGCAGTGAACGAAGCGAAAAAGCAAGCGAGAAAAGCAATATTAAAGACGTGTCCGATATGCAATAAGGAGTTTGAAGTATCGGAACAGCACAGACGATATTGCAGCGACGCGTGCAGTAAAGAAGCAATACGCATACACAATAAACAATATAAAGAGAATCGGAAACAAAAAATGAAAGCATGATGACAGCGCAGCTGTTGCATTTTCTGCAACGGCTGCTTTTTTTATTTCCCGCAAAGACCGCGTACTTCCACGCGGCGAATCCGAAGTCGTGCGATTATATCCATGGTGGCCACCACATTAAAAAATCGAGGTGAATATCATGGAATACACGGCTGGGAAGGGCACGACTGCCCTGAGTATCCTTGGAACTACGCTGGGCGGGCTGGCTGTCGCTGGCGGCAGCCTGCTGGGCGCGAACGGCCTGCTGAATCCGCGCGCGGCGGCTGCGGAAGGCTACTGCTCCGAGAATCATCCGGTGAGCCGCTACGAGGCAAAGCAGGCGGCGCGTATCGCCGAGCTGGAGGCTGAGGTCAAGCTGCGCGACGCGAACACCTACACCGACCAGAAGGCGCTGGAGACGTACAAATACATCGACGGCAGACTGCGCGACGTTGAGTCGCAGATCAGCGCTCAGGCCGTCATCAATCAGCGCACGGCCGACTCGTTCGCGCTGGCCGCGTCCGATCTGGCGGCGACAAAGGCCGAGCTGAAGAGCGACATCAAGCTCGAGGCCGAGCGCCGGTGCTGCGGCGACAATGCGATCGTCACCTACACCAACGCGACGTTTTACCCCAAGCAGGTCGCTGACGTTACGACCGGCACCGCGACGACTGCGCAGACCACTTACAACCCGATCCCCAAGTGCGGCGGCTGCTGCAACGGCTAAACGCAAACGGCGGCGGGGCGCATGACGCTCCGCCGCCGAATTTGGAGGTGTGCTGACATGGTAACCGTGGAGCAGATCAAGGCTGGGCTGGGCGACTATCTGCAAGCCAAGATGATGCCGAGGCTTGACAGCAAGCGCCAGTTTGTGCTGGGCATGGCATACGGGCTGGGCGCTGGCAGGCTGGACGCACTGATTGCCGAGGCCGGGAAAAATCAGATCGTCAAGGCCATGGGGCTGATCGACGAAAACGGGCGCGTTGACATCGACGCGCTGTACAATGCGGCGGCCGCGCAGATGCAGGCGCAGCAGCGGCTTCAGATCGACATACCGCTGATGGGGTCGTTTGCGTTTGACGAGGCCGATCTGCGCGAACTGCGCGAGTGCATCGCGAGGAGGGCACAATGAAACTGATTAAGCAGATGGCGAATGACATCGCCGGGAACATAGACGAGGCGCGGGACAAAATCCGAACGGCCTACGAGCTGCGCAAGGAACATCCTGAAGCGGCGGCGTGGTATCGCGAAATGGCCGTGGCGCATCTGGATTTTAACCGCGACGGGCATCAGACGATCACGCAGATGATCGAGAAGTACAAGGCGAGCGACGACTACAAGCGCAAGCCGGAGTATGCCGATGGCATGATGGCTGTATGGAAAGCGATCCACGAGGATCTGATCGCCAAGAGCGCGGAAGTGCGCGCGATGATCGAGGGATACAAGTAATAAAGGCAGCGGTTTAATATTACTAGACTTTCGAGTCTGGTTTATTAAACCGCTGTGCAACTTTTGTGCAACTTTGTTTTGATGAATTATGGTAGACCATGGACGCAAATCCGTTGCGGATGTTGACTATTCGTGGCGACGATGTATTGTTTTTCCTGACTCTTAATCAGGGTGTCCAGGGTTCGAGTCCCTGAAGGCGCAGTGAGGCAAATCCCTTGAAATCATTGAGATTTCAGGGGATTTATTTTTTTGCACCAGCGTCTGAGGGCGGCGCTTGTGCAACTTTTGTGCAACTTTGTTTTGAAAACATCGCGTCGACTTTTGAGCCGATTTTATGGAGCTGCGCGTCGCTCAGGTGCGTGTAGATGTCCATTGTTGTCTTAATGGACGAGTGGCCGAGCAGGCGCATGGCTGTGTATGCGTCGAGGCCGTTCTCCCAGCACATTGACGCGAAATTGTGCCTCAGCGCGTGCGGCGTGATGATCGGCGTCCAGTGGGCGCGCGGATCGCCGCTGCGATAATTGCTCGATTCAGCGGGCACGACGAGGCCGCATGCGATCATCAGCTCGCACCAGAGCCTCTCAGCGCTTGCCTTTGACAGCGCGCCGCCCTTTGCGCCTTGGACGATGAATGTAGCGGGCAGGCCGCGAAAGCCGCTCAGGATGGCGCACAGAGCGTCTGGCATCGGAATGACGCGGTTTGACTTGGGCGTTTTGAGCTGCCCTGCCCTACCGCCTACTTTATAGTCAATGTCGCGCTGGATGTGGAGCGTGCGCGCGTCGAAGTCGATGTCGCCCCACATAAGGCCGCGCGCTTCGCCGGGGCGCAGGCCGAGATAGTACATAAGCGCCAGATAGACCGCGCGGTGATCTGACGCGCAGACACGCTCGACGGCGCGGCGCTGATCGGCTGAGAGGATCGTCTTTTCAGCGGCGGGCGTGGCCTTGGGCTTGCGGACATGATCCATCGGATTGCTTGCGATCAGGCCGTCCGCGCAGGCCGCATCGAACAGGCCGGAGAGCGCGGCGCAGACGACGGTGATCTTTGTGGCGCTCATGCCGGCGTAACCGTTGACAAGCGCCTGAAGCTCTGTGGCCGTGATGGCGCGCAGGTTTCGTTCGCCGAGCTGCGGGAGTATGTCCTTATTCAACGCGGTGCGATATGACTCCAGCGACGACGGCGACAGGCCGGGCGCTTTGACGACGTTAAACCACTGCACGGCATAGTCGCCGAGCAGGCGATCCGACATGGCGGCGCGGCCTTCGACGTAATGGGCGATGACTTCGCGCTTTGCGTCCTCCAGCTCCTTTTGCGTCTTTCCGGAGACCCATTTGACGATGGGCTTGCCGGTCTGGTCTGTACCCACCTTGACTTTGGTGCGGTACAGGCCGCTTTTTTGCTTTTTGGGCATCGGTTTCTCCTTTCAGCGCTTGAACCAGCCGATGTGCGGAGTGAGCATATCGGCCACGAGAAGCGCGAGTATGGTCGCGACGATCACGCCGAGCGCGACGGCCAGCGCTCTGATCCAGCGATCCTTGGTGTGGAGCTGCGCGTCGTAGGCTTCGCGTTCGCGGTCAAACTGCTGCTCGTAGCCTTCGAGGACACGGACAAAGGTTTCGCTGCGCTCGTCAGGATGCGTTTCATGGGCGGCGGGAATGTCCGCCGGATCGCCGCCGAGCGCGCTGCAAATCGACACGACGGCTTCATGGCTGGGATTTTTCGCGCTTCCGGCCATGATTCGGTTGACGGTGGACAATGACACGCCGCTCAAATTTGCGATTTGCTGGTTTGTCATGCTTTTCTCATTTTTGAGCCGATTGAGATAGTTTTTCATGAAATTTCCCTCCAAAATCGCATATTTGAATGTCTGCCTGTCATATATGACAGTGACGAAATCGCAGATTTGAATGTCAATGATCAAAAATGCCACCTGCGTGACAGCAGGTAGCAAATTTGAATATTGATGTTTCCTGCTTCGCGTGCTATGGTCGGGTCAGAAAAAAGAAGGAGGCACATACCATGAAACACATCCAGTACAGAATGACAACCAATAAACCGGAACACTCCGACGTGCTCGCATTTTACGATGGCGTAAATAGAACGATCATCGAAAACAGGGGCGCGTCGGAGACGGCGAAGATTATTGTCCTGCTGCCGGATCGGATTCGGTAGCTCTCCTGCGAGCTGCGGCTTCACGGTCGGAGGCTTCTGCCAGATCGGCCATGTCGTCGTAGCTCTTTCCTTTTCCTGCGATCGGGTCGGAGAAAGAAAGTGTACGCATGAGCGCGTCCGAAATTAAGCCATCGATCTTTGCCCGCGTTTCCGCGTCGGATAATTCATATCCCGCCATTACAGACAAAAGATCACATTCCGGTTCGCGCATCGGTTCACGGCGGCGCTTCTCCCTTGACAGCAAAAGTGCGGAATTTATTAACGACACAAATTGCGAACGGATACTTGCCGGAGCGTCTCTGAATGCGTTTATAAGATAGAGCTCTTCTTTGCTGAACACCTGTGGGATTGTTTCTTTCTCGGCAGCGCTTAATCCTATTGTTATTAGTTCAATGATGGCGGCGTTCATCGATCCTATCGCATTGTCGCACTGATAACGGGTTATGCGGCCGAGCAGATCCTTGTCGATCGTCAAGTTGTACCTGGGTTTGTTCGTCGGCATATTATCACCTCCTTTCAACTCTAATTATACCATCAGTGATACACTATCGCAATATGCATATAGTTAATTGAATGTTAAACGTGGCACTCCTCCATTGACAGCGGTGTGCCACTTGTGCTATATTGGTGGCACACGGGAGGTGAGAAGAATGACTGAGAAGTGGCGCGTAAATGTGTCGATTCCGAGCGACGTTGAGGAGCGCATCATTGACCTGCGCAAGCAGGACGAGTATTGCAGGATGAGCTTCAGCCGGATCATCTGCGAGATGATCATCAAGGGGCTGGACGAGGTCGAGAAGGAGGATAAAAGATGATGACGCGTATGGATGATATGATTAAGCGCTACGGCGAGTGCGTGACCGTTGCGGCGGCGGCGAGGATCATGGGACGGTCGCGCCAGACGGTGCAGCGGATGCTTGATGACGGGCGTATCGGGTGGGCGTGCGCCGGGACGATGGTGGATGTGCGCTCGATGGCCGAGTACATCGAAGCGCCGGCGCAGGCCGATCACAGGGCGCGGGCGGCGAAGCAGAGCAGCGGGCGAAGCCGCTTCAGCGTATGACTCAAATGCCCCGCACGGGCGGGGCGGCATGGGTGGCGCGAGACGCGGCGTTGACACGGCGCGGGCGGTGAAATTCCGGCGGGCGGCGAATATTTACAACTGGAGGGGACGACTATGACGCGCGAAGAGTACATTGCGTGGTTTTACGATCCGGCGAACAGCCATCAGTGTGATGTTTGCCCGGAGAACAAGGGCTACAAGAACTACGACCCGGACTACAAGCTGCCCTGCGGTCAGCAGAACTGCTGGGTCGACTGCCACTGCGGGAGGGTCAGCGAATGAAGCATTGCCTGATTGGTGCGGCGTTGGGCGCGTCGGCGGCGCTGGCTGTCATGTCGGCGGTGTCCATGCGCCAGTGGAACGTCGCGTTTTACTGGGTTATCGTCGCGGCCTATTGGGGGCTGCGACTGTGGGAGGAACTGCGATGATGATCGACAAAGAACGGTTGTACAAGGCCGAAAAGAACCGGCTGGCGTACTGGCGCGAGAACCTTGCGAACGCCGCGCCGGGAAGCGAGATCGAGAAGCTGTGCCAGAGGATGATCGGACTGCACGATGCGCGACTGAAGCGGATGGAGGCGGAGCGCGATGAGGCTGGCTTATGAGCTGGAGCGGCTGCGCTATGAGAAGGGATTGAGCTACAGGAAGCTGGCGGATATGTGCAAGCTGAACCAGCACACGATGCGCAATGCGCTCAAGCGCGACGCATACAAGTACATCATGGAGCACATTGACGCGCTGGCTGCCGCGCTGGACGCAGATGCGAACGAGCTGCGCAGGAAGTACCCTGCCCCACCCAAGGACGAGGCGACCTGCGTCGGGGCGCATCGGTTTGACAGAATTCTCGAGGCCGTGCGCGACGGCGAATCTGACGCGCAGATCATGGCAGACTGGCCGGGTCTGACAGGCGACGTGCTGGGCGTGTATCGCAAGATCGCTGCCGGGACGCTGTGCAGCCGGGCGCGGAACGGCGGGATGTACGGCAGGCGCGGAACGGCTGTCGAGGAGTACGGCGGGATCGCGTTTCGCACGGGGAGCCTGCACTATATGAGAGACGATAGTGCAGGTTATGACGGAATGGGAAGGTGGTAAGTATGGAGACGGCATTGACGATCACAACGCAGGAGACGGCGGATGACAGGATAATCCGCGAGTGCGCCATGATGGGCGAGATCAGGCGGCGGCGCGAAGAAAACGCGCGGCTGAAAGCCGAGATCGAAGCGCACGAGGCGAGGCGGAAGCGCGAGCGCGCGGCGCGCATGGCAAGGTACAGGCGGGAGATCGAGGCCGAGAAGCAGCAGGATTTGCGCTGGATGATTGCAGTTCGCGGCGCGGCGCTGTTCCTCGCGGGGGCGGGCTGCGCGGCGCTTATGGTGGCGCTGGCGATTATGTGCGTGGGGGGCTGATGGCGTGCTTAAGTGGGTCGATCTGATGGGCGAGGCGCATGACCGCGTGCAGACGGCCATCGACAGGCTGCGCAACTTCGAGCCGCCGGAGGGCTACTATCTTGCATTCAGCGGCGGCAAGGACAGCCAGGCGATTTACCATCTGGCCAAGCAGGCGGGCGTTAAGTTCGATGCGTACTACCACGTCACGAGCGTAGACCCGCCGGAGCTGGTGCAATTTATCAGGCGGCAGTACCCGGACGTGCATTTTGACATACCGCACGACAAAAGCGGCAAGCCGGTGACGATGTGGTCGCTGATTGCATCGCAGACAATGCCACCGACGCGCATGGCGCGCTACTGCTGCGCACAGCTTAAAGAGACGGCTGGACAGGGGCGGCTGGTTGTGACGGGCGTGCGCTGGTCGGAGTCGGTGCGGCGCAAAAACAATCGCCACCTGATAGACAGCGGAAGAAAAGAAGGCCAGTACACCAACTATGACAATGAAGACACGCGCAAGATGGTCGAGCAGTGCTACCTCAAACGCCGAACGACGCTCAACCCAATCATAGATTGGGACGAGACGGATGTATGGGAATACTTGAATGACATAATCAAAGTGCAGCATTGCGAGCTGTACGATCAAGGCTTTAAGCGGCTGGGGTGCATAGGCTGCCCAATGAAATCGCCAAAGGCGGTACTTGAGGACTTCGAGTGCTGGCCGAAATACCGCGACAACTACCTGCGCGCATTTGTGCCGATGCTCGAAAACGCGAAGAAGCGCATAGGCGGAACGCGCTGGGAGACGGTCGACGACGTTATGCGCTGGTGGATCGGACAAGAGAATAATGTCAAGATCGACGAGAATCAGATGGGGATTGAGGAGGAGTACGATGAGTGACTACATGGTCGAGGGAGCCTGCAAGTTTTGCGGGCAGACGCAAGTGCTGAAGTGCAGTGACAACCTGACCGGCACGGCGGCGGACGAGTGGATCACGGAGCGCTGCAAGTGCCCCGAGGCGCAGAGCATGCGCGCGTTCAACGCGATTGCCGGGAGCGTCGATGAGGTGCTGGGCGACGGCGCGGTGGAGCTGGGCTTTGCGCCGGTGGACGAGCGCACGGTCGATCTGGTGACAGAGATTTGCCGGGCGGCGTACAGCGAGCTGTGCGGCAAGGTGATGATGGTATTGCCCTGCGGGGACAAGCTGGCCATTGCGCCGCACATGACGCCTAACGACAGCGTGTTTGTGACGATCAAGCGCCAGCAGAAAAAGGAGCTGGGACGATGAGAAAGCGCGGGAACATCGTGTACTTGGCGGGGCCGATGGCGAATCTCGCCGAGTTTAACCGCCCGGCCTTCCACGCGGCGGAGGCGGCGCTGGCGGCGAAGCGCAAGTACGTCGTGATCAATCCGGCGAAGTTGCCGATCGGGCTGCGCGCTGACGACTATATGCCGATCTGCTTGCAGATGATCAACGCCGCCGACATGATCTGCCTGCTGGACGGCTGGGAGCACAGCGCCGGGGCGCGGCTCGAAAAGCACTACGCGGAGCATCGCGGCCTGCCGGTGTATCGGCTTGTCGGCGGCGAGATGATCGACACGCTGGAATAAAAATGCCCCTGCCACTGTTCGCAGCAGTGGCAAGGGCGAACCCAAGTAATCAAGGAGGATTGTAGCACAGATGATTGATGTTGTCAATATGTGCCTGGACGAGCTGTACGAGCTGGCAGATACGCTGGACGACGTGCGCTATCTGGCGAAGAAGTATGACCCGGAGTGGCTGGACGCGGATGCGCTGAAGGCAGAGGCGCGCGCCGTGGACGAGCAGATCGACAAGATCGAGGCGGCGAACCGGGCGGCGATGAACCGCGAGTACGAGAAGGAGGCGCTGTTGTGAGCTATACGGTGTATGCCGACGTGCGCGAGCTGACGCACGATCAGTGGCTGGAGAACCGCAAGAGCGGCGTCGGCGGGAGCGACGCGGGCGCGATCATGGGCTTGAACCCGTACAGGGGCGCTTATGGCGTGTGGGCGGACAAGCTGGGCAAGACCGATCCGGTCGAGGACAACGAGGCGCTCCGGCAGGGGCGCGACTTTGAAGACTATGTGGCGCGGCGCTTTGCCGAGAAGACCGGGCTGCGCGTGCGGCGCGAGTACGGGATGCTGCGCAGCGACGCGTGGCCGTGGATGGTGGCCAACATCGACCGGCGCATCATCGGCGAGCGCGCTGGGCTGGAGTGCAAGACCAGCCGCGACATCCAAATGAAGCGCTACAAGAACGGCGAATTTCCGTTGGAGTATTACTGCCAGTGCCTGCACTATCTGGCCGTGACCGGCTGGGACAGGTGGTATCTGGCGGTGCTGGTGTACGGGACGGATCTGCTTGTCTTCGAGATCAAGCGCGAGGACGTGGAGGACGACATAGGCGCGCTGATAAAGGCCGAGGACAGCTTTTGGCACGAGTACGTCCTGCCTGAGCGGCAGCCGCTGCCCGACGGGCTGGAATCGACCACAAAGGCGCTGGGAGCCGTCTGGGCGGCTTCCGCGCCTGAGACGACCATTGATGCGGACGAGGCCGCAGACGCGCTCCTATGCCGCCTGCGAGGCCTCAGACGCGATCGCAGGGTGATAGACGCACTGATTGCCGAGACCGAGAACATGGTCAAGGCGCGGATGCAGGAGGCCGAGGTGCTGCGCGGTACGGGAGCCATGGCGACGTGGCGGGGCGTGGACGTAAAGCGCCTGAGCGAGCGCAAAATCCGGGAGAAATTCCCGGGCATTGATTTGGACGAACTGAAGGAAACGACGCACACGCGCCGGTTTGCACTGAAAACGGAGGAGGAGTAAGAGATGGGACGTTTGACCAATGCGATGGGCGAGATCAGCGAGAGCAAGTTTAAGCTGGCGGAGACGGTGGAGATCATGCGCAGGACGGTGGAGGCGCTGCACGGCGTGAGCGAGCTGCCGATGACGCGCGTGACCGTGCCCTCTGCCGGAGGACGTTACTTTATGTTCAGCGACGACGAGGCGGGCGATATGCCGCCGGTCAACGCGTTTGAGGGCGTGATCCTGTCAGCCAACTTTGTAAACGCCTACTGGGAGCATGGGTTCGGCGAGGGCGGCGAAAAAACGCCGAACTGCATGAGCACGGACGGCATAAGCGGCTGGGATCGAGACGGGCTGGAGCACGTCTGCAAGACCTGCCCGCGCAACCGCATGGGAAGCGGGGACGGCGGGCGCGGCAAGGCCTGCCAGAATAACGTGCAGTTGATGGTACTGCTCGAGGGCGAGCCGCTGCCGGTGGCGCTGAAGGTGCCGACGATGTCCGTGCCCAACTATGTGCGCTATGTGGCGGGCGTGCTGACTCCGCGTGGCTTGCAGCCCTATCAGGTGACGACGCGATTCGGGCTGATGAAGGCCACAAATTCGAACGGCGTTGACTACTCGCAGATCATGTTTAACTGCACGGGGCGCGTTAACGACGAAGAAATCAAGGCGCTGATGGGCGAGGTTACGCCGCTGCTGGAAACCAGCGAGGCGCAGGCGTGAGGATGGAGTGAGTACAAGTGGCTGACAGACCGGGAATGTTGCTATATCACGAACAGTACGCGGCACTCAGCCGCTTGAGCGATCACGACTTCCGCGTGGTGATCGACGCGCTGATGCACTACTCTATGACCGGCGAGCGGGTCGAGCCTGAAGGATACATGGCCGTGATCTATGACCTGATGGCCGACAAGCTCGCGCACGACATTGACGAGTACAACAAGCGCGTCGAACGCCGCAAGGAGGCCGCGCGCAAGCGTTGGAACGGCGATGCAAAGCAAAGCAATGCAGAAGAAAGCACTTTAGCGCGATGCAATGCAGTGCAATGCAGTGCATTGGATGGTAACCATAACCATAACGATAACTATAACCATAACCATAACTCTCTCTCCCCTAACCCCTCTCAGGGGAAGGGAGACGGAGAGAGAGAGATTCCGACTGTTGAGGAGATTGTGGAGTACGGGAAAGAGGCGGGATACGAGCGCGTGGACGAAGCGACGGCGCGCAGCTTTATCGGCCAGCAGGCGGCGAGGGGATGGCTGGACTCGAGCGGGAGCGTCATACGCGACTGGAAGAGCTGGTTCAGCGGCTGGTACACGCGCAACGTGATCGCGAG